GGCTACGAGTCGTTCGCGGCGCTGCAACGGCTGATGATCCGCTCGGTCATCATGGACGGCGAGTTTCTGGCGCTCCGCGTGCGGAACCCCGACGCGCCGTTCGGCTATCAGATCAGCCCGATCGACCCGGACCAGCTCGACGAAAGCGAGAACCGCACCGGCAGCGCGACGACCAACGCCGTCGTCATGGGCGTGGAACTCGACGCCAATGGGCGGCCGGTGGCGTACCATCTCTGGGACCGGCACCCGAATCTGGCAGGACGCACCAAGCGCATCGAGCGGGCCGAGAACGTGCTGCACGTGTTCAAGCGCGTCCGCCCCGGTCAGGTCCGCGGCGTGCCGTGGTTTGCGCCCGCGCTGATCACGTGGAAGCTGGGCGACCGCTACACCGAGGCCGAACTCTACCAGAGCCTGTTGGCGGCAGCGCAGGGCGGCTTCTTCGTCAACAAGGACGGCGGCGGCTTCGCGCCGGCGCTCGACGCCGACGGGAACGCGGTGCCGCTGGTGATGGAAGCGGTGCCTGGACAAGCGACGGCGCTGCCGGCGGGCTACGAGTTCCAACCGTGGACGCCGACGCACCCGACCGCGAACTATTCCGCGTTCATGAAAGTCGTGAAGCGCGGCATGGCGCGGGCCTTCGGGCGCAGCTACGCCAGCCTGACGGGCGATCTGTCCGAGGTCAACTTCTCGTCGATGCGTACCGATCGCGTGCGCGAGATGGGCCAGAGCCGGATGCACCAGCAGGATCTGCTGGTTGAGCAGTTCTGCCGGCCGATTTTCGCCGACTGGGTGCGCATGGCCGCGCTCACCGGCGCGCTGGGCGTCACGACGATGGATACGGCGACCCTAACGGCGTCCGCGACGTGGATGTGTACGGGCTGGCCGTGGATCGATCCGGTCAAGGACGCGACGGCCGCGATCATGGAGATCAACGCGGGCCTGACGTCCCCGCAGCGCGTGTGCGCGGAAAAGGGCCGCGACTTCTTCGAGATCGTCGACGAACTGGCCGAGGCGGCGGCGTATGCCAAGGCCAAGGGCGTGTCGCTCGAGACGATCCCGCTGGCGATCGCGGTGAACGTGGACGCGAGCGCCAACCCGGACGCCACGGCGACCGATTCCACTACGCAGACGGGGCGCGTGTTGCCGCTTCGTCGGGAGACCGCATGAGCCACAACGCGAGCCAGAACCCGTTTGCCGAACGCACGCAGGAGAACCCCACCGGTGCGCTGCGGCGCGAGGCCGTGGTGCGCGTGGTGCGCGACGACGCCGTCGATGCGCCCGTGGACGCGCCGCTGACGCTCGAGATCGCGCTGTCGTCCGAGGCGCCGGTCGAGCGGTACGACTGGATGACGGGCGAGCGGTATGTCGAAGTGCTGGACCACAGCACCAAGGGCATCGACCTGAGCTACGCGGCCGACGGCTTGCCGTTCTGCTGCGATCACGACTTGGACGAACAGATCGGGCTGGTGGAGAACCTGACCGTCGACGGCGACCGCGTGCTGCGCGGCACGGTGCGCCGCGGGAATCATCCCGATGCGTCGTGGCTGTTCGCCGATATGGCGGCGGGCATCCGCAAGAAGGTGTCGATCGGCTACTGGCCGGGTGAGCGGTACACGCAGACGAAGGACAAGACCGGCGCAATCACGCGCCGGTATACGGGCTGGACGCTCTATGAGTGTTCCAGCGTGACGGTGCCGGCGGATTATGCCGTTGGCGTCGGGCGCAGTGTCGCATCCCGCGACCAAGGCGCAGCACTGGCCGGTGATTCGGCCCTTTCGACGGAGTCGAAGATGTCTGAGCAGACCACGTCGGAGCGGGGCACGGCCCCGGCTCCTGACACGCGCGCGGCGGAACTCGCCGTGCTGGCCCGTGACGGCGGGATGCCCGAAAAGGCCGCGGAATGGATCGTCGGCGGCACGACGGTCGAGGCCGCGCGCAGCGAAGTGATTCAGGCGCTGCGCAAGCAGCAGGCCGCCCCGATGGCGGCGGCCGCGCCGACGGTCGAAGTCGGCAAGGACCGCGCCGAGGACAAGCCGTGGGCGCCGGGCGAGTTCTTCCGCGGCGTGATCGCCGCGTCCAAGAACGGCGGCACCACGAACGACCCGCGCCTCATGGCGGCGCGTAATCAGGACACGCTCATCGGGGAAGAGGGCGGGTTCGCGGTGCCGATGGCGGTCGCGAACGTGATGCTCGAAGCCACGCTCACGGGCGGCGAGCTGCTCTCGCGCGTCACGCAGCGTCCGATCACGGTCGGCAACTCGTACTCCGAGACCGTCGTCAAGGAAGAGGCCCGCACGAACGGCTCCCGCAACGGTGGCGTGCGTCACTACTGGATCGCCGAGAACGGCGATTACACGGACTCGACCGCGGCCACCCGTCAGGTGGAATCCAAGCTCGCCAAGCTTGGCGCGCTGGTGCGCCTGACCGAAGAGCAGATGCAGGACGGCCCCGCGATGGAGTCGTTCCTGAACGAGCAGGTTCCCGAGGAACTGCGCTTCGGCGCCGAAGCGGCTATCTGGGAAGGCGACGGCGTCGCCAAGCCGTTGGGCCTCATGACCTCGGGCGCACTGGTGACGCAGTCCATCGAAGTCTCGCAGACCATCGCGAACACGGCCGGCAACATCTGGACGAACGCGGCCAAGATGTACGCGCGGATGCCGGCGCGGATGCTGCCGGGCGCGGCGTGGTTCATCAACGCCGAACTGTGGGCCAAGATCCTCACGTCGACGGCTGGCACCGGTGCCAGCGCCCCGCCGGCGTTCATCGCGCCCGGTGCGCTCAACGGCTCGCCCAACGCGACGCTGTACGGCAAGCCGATCATCCCGATCGAGTACGCCTCGACCGAAGGCACGGTCGGCGACTTCGTGTTCGCCAACCTGTCCGACTACCTGTTCATCACGAAGGGCGGGATGCGCCAGCAGTCGTCCATTCACGTGGATTTCATCCGCGACCGTACCGCGCTCAAGTTCACGCTGCGCGTCAACGGCCTGCCTCGCACGCGCGTCCCGGTGACGCCGTTCAAGGGATCGGTCACGCAGTCGCCGTACATCGCTCTCGCCGCTCGCTCGTAATCACTGACGGGGCGGCGGCCGATGCTGCCGCCCCACTACGGAGACTCATATGGGATACATCGCCGCAGAACAGGTGCACGTCGTGGACGTGCTGGAGCCCGCCGCGGACGCCGCGGGGCGCAACAGCCTCGCCGTGTCGCTCAAGGCGTTTTCGGGCGTCGCCATCGTGGAGGCGTCGATCAACCAGGGCAACGCCGCGACGGTCGCCCTGACGTTGCAGCAGTGCACGGCCGTCGCCGGCACGAGCGCCAAGGCGCTCACCGTGAACGTGCCGATCTATGTGTCGCAGGACGTGGGCGGTGCCTCGGGCGACGTGCTCACGCGGCAGTCCGATGGCGTGGCGTTCACCACGTCGGCCGCCACGACGCGCAAGACGGTGCGCTTCGTGATCGACCCGGCCACGCTCGATCTGGCCGGTGGCTTCGACTGCATCCGGTTCACGACCGGCGCGTCGAACGCCGCGAACATCACGAGCGGGCGCGTGATTCTGTTCCCGAAGTACGCGCAGGCGTCTGGCACGTCGGCTCGCGTCGACTAATGCTGGTTCGCGTGCAGTTTGGCTCGCGCGCGGGGGAAGTCGTCGACTTCCTCCCGCTCGAGGCGCGTGCCATGCTGGCCGATGGCCGCGCCGTGCTCCCGGACTCAGTGCCGGTGACCACGGCGGCGGTGTCGGGGCGCGTGGACCGTGGGATGCCGGCAGGCAAACGGCGGGCCACGCGCTGATGGCGCCGAACACCCAGCGGCTCGCCGCACTGATGCTGGCCCGGTCCCCGGACGCGAAAGCGCTGGTGGTCGGGGCGGTGTCGGTGCGCGTGCCGATGGATGATCGCCAAGAGATCGTCGACGACGGCGCCGGTGGCGGCGTCAAGGCGTCCGAGAAGGCGCTGCTGGTCGCGGTCGGCTCCGTGCCGGCGGTGACCCGCGAGCAGGTCGTGACGTGGGGCGGCACCGCGTACACGGTGCGCGACACGTTCCGGCAGGAAAACGGCGACTACGAGCGGTGGGTGCTCGTGCCGGTGGCCCCATGATGCAGGAGATGGTGCGCATCGTCGCGGCGGCGTTGCGCGATGGCACGATCGGGATCGCGGCGCAGCTCGCCACGATGCCGCGCGAGGTGGGCGACACGGCGCCGCCGGTGCCGGTGATTTATGACGAGACGAGCGACCTGCAAACGGCGCTCGATCAGATCCCCGACGCGCCGGGGCCGTTCCTGCAAGTGGCCGCGGGCGCGCTGCGCGAGAACGACATCACCGTGACGCCGTCGCGCAAGACGGAAGTCGATCTGGTGATCCGCTACGCGGTGCGCTCAAGTCTGACGACGCGCAGCCTCAACGAAGCGCGGCAGACCGAACGCGCGGTGCGGCGCTGCTTGTCCGTGCTGCCGCAGCAGAGCGACAGCCTCAAGTTTCGCAACCGCGCCCAGTTGTTTCACGTGACCCAATACACCGCGGACGAAGCGCGGGCGCCGGCCGACGATGTGGCGCTCGTCATCGTGATGCGGTTCACCGTACACGGGCGCGATCTGCGCACGATGGAAGGCACATGATCGACTTCTGGTATCTGTTGACCGTCGGCGCCGAGACGCGCCGCATCCCCGTGCCCGTGGGCGTCGCCACCGATGACGACGCGGTGCTCGACTACGTGATGAGCGACGACGCCTGGGCGACCGGCGAGATCGTCGCCGCGGACTGGCCCTCCCCCTCTCTTTCCTAAGGAGTTTCTGCGATGCCCGTTCCTGCCCTGCTGAATCAAGTCGCCGGGTTCATGGCGAAGGTGGAGGCCACGTACGGCACCGCCGAAACGCTCACGAACACCACCGACGGCATCTTCCCGTACCTCGGCGACGGCCTGCCGACCCCGCCGACCGAGCTGGAATACCTCTTCGACGGCAACATCGGCCGCAACGTCGCGACGTTGTTCCCGACGCTGCGCACGGCCCCGAACGGCCGCGGACGCAAGGCCGATTTCCCGGTGCTCTTCAAGGGCGCTGGGGTCACGTACACCGCGCTGATCTTCCCGCCGCGTGAAGTGGACCTGCTGCTGCAATCGGCTGGCTTCGATCGCACGTTCGCGACCGCGACGCACACGTACACGCCGACGGCGGCGGGCACGGGCTACAAGAGCCTGACGTTCGGGCACTACGCGCAGGGGAAGGCGCACATCATGCCCGGCGCGCTGGCCGACTGGTCGTTCGACTTCAACGACTTGGGCGTCCCGACGCACACGTTCGCGTTGCAGGGCATCGGCGGCATCCCGACGACGCTGAGTTTGCCGACGATCACGTACGACTACACGACCATCGTGCCGCCGGTCGCGGCCGGGGCGGTCGTGAACATCGGCACGTGGGTGGCGCCGATCGTCAAGGGTGGCTCGTTCAAGCTGAACCGCAACCTCGGCAACGCCCGCGCCCGCATCACGACGGCCGGTGGGCACGAGGGCTTCGTGCCGGGCGCGATGGCGCCGGAAATGACGTTGATGGTCGAGCAGACCGCGCTGGTGGCGTCCCCGTTCCACACGACGGGCGGCATCGCGCCGGATGCGCTGCGCGAAGCGGCCACGGCGATCACGGTGTCGGCGCGCTTCGGCACCGCGAGCTTCAACCGCTACACGGTGACGCTCAACAACGCACAGTTGATCTCGGCCAAGCCCGCGAACGACGACGCGGTCGCGATGTACGAGTTGACCTTCCGCGGCACGGGTAGCAACGCGGTCACTGTCCTGTTCGACTGACATGGCCTTCACGGCACGAGCGGTCACGGCAGCCACGGCGTCGTGGCCGCTTGTCGTCAGTGGACGCACAGTCCTCGTGCGTCCCGTGTCGGCGGCGCTGCTGTTGCGGGTGCTGCCGGCGCTCCGCGTCATCGAGACCGCCGACGCGGCGCTCACGGAGCTCTTACGGGCCGCGCTGGGGCCTCGGCGCTGGTGGGGCGATCCGGTCGCGCGCGTGCGGCGGCTGCCGGTGGGACTGTTGGCGCGGACGCTGGACCGGATCTTGGCGGTCCCAGGGCACGAGATCGACGAGAGCCACGACCCTGAAGCGGCGCTGATCGCGGCGCACCGGAAGCTGGCGCACCCGGTCGACGCGACGACGGGGCCGTCGTTGGCGCTGGCGGCGCTCACGTGCGAGGCGCGGCTCGGGGCGGCGTGGTACTTCGCGCCCGATCGATGGCCGACCGCGGACGGGTACGCGCCGATGGCGGTGGTCTGGACGACCTACGGCGGGCTGATGGCGCTCGACGCGGGCGCGCAGTTGGCAGCGGCGTCGGCGGCGCGCTTGGCGGCGAGTACGGATAAGGGCGTGGACCGCGCCTATAAGGCGTTGCAGAAGGCGGCGTATCCCCCCGACCCCACGATGCGAGGCGCAGCCTAATGGCCGAGAAGAAGATCACCGTTGTCATTGACGGGCAGGAGTTCGTGTCGAAGGCCGCGGATGACGCGAGCGCGGGTATGGACCGCTTCTCCAAGAAGCAGCCGGGATGGATCAACGGCCTTGCCGACCTCAAGGCGGGATGGGAGTTCCTGTCAAAAGGGATCGGATTCGTCCGATCGGCCATCGAAGAAAGCCTCTCTGCCTACGACGCGCTGGTGCTGTCGCAACGCAAGATGGAAGGCGCATCAAAGCTCACGGGCTTGTCGCTTGACTACCTGCACGGCATTGCCGCCGAGGCGCGAGAAAAGTTTGGACTGTCTCGCGTCGTGGCGAACGAATACGCCGTCGAAATGGGCAAGCTCGAGAAGGCGTCGGGCGGAACGGCAAAGGCCACGGAACTGCTTTCCGGCTTTCTTGAAATTGGCGCGGCGCGAGGATTAACCGCAGCAGAGTCGTTGCAGGCCGCGTCTCAGGCGCAGCTTGGCATTGACGAGGGAACCGATCGACTTTTCGGCAAAAACCCGAGCGGGTTGTGGGCCGATTACGAATCGGTGATCGGCAAGAGCGCGGGCAAGTTCTCCGACATGGAAAAGCAGGCCGCGCTGGCGTACGCAGTCATCCAAGGCGGCAACGCTACACTCGGATCGTACGCGGCGGTGCTTGAATCGACGGCCGGCAAGACGGAGATGTTCCGGCAGAAGAACCAGGAGGCGTACGCCGCGCTTGGCGAGTCGATGACCGTCATCCGTGAGCGGCTTGTAAATGTTGGCGGGACCACGGTCCCGTGGTTCCTTGATGCGTGGCGCCGGAATTTCGACGGCATCACGTCGGTGATCTACAACGCCGAGAACACGCTAGATCGGTGGATGCTTGCCATTTACAAAGTGGTAGGGACGGACAAGCAAATCGCGGAGTACACCGAAAAGTCTAGGGTGTCGTTCGACAAGATGAAGCTGTACTACGACCGATCGAAAATGTCGGCGGAAGAGTTGGCGAAAGAGAACGCCAAGGTCACGGGGTCGCTCAAGGACGTGATCCCGCAAGCCGCAACCGCTACGGGCGCCTTCGGTGGTCTGATTCAGCCGCTCGGGGCGTCGACGTTTGCGGCCAAGGAAACGGCCGAAGCGATTGGCAGCATTGGCCCGCGCGCTGGCATGACCGCGAAAGAGATCGAGTCGTACGGCAAGATGCACGTCAAGACGGCGGCAGAGGTCAAGGACGAAACGAAGAAAGCCGAAGAGGCGTGGAAGCAGTACCTCAAGGAGTACGAAGCGGGGATCAAGCGACTCAACGAAGCGTACGAGTCCTATCTCAAGCTGCTGCCGAAGCTGCAACCGGCGCTGAAACAGTCGATGGAGACGGTCCACATCGACGGGATGAACCGCGCGCTCGCCACGTCAAAGGACGCCGCCGACGCGGCCATGAAGGCGCTGAAAGACGGCGCGGGACCACTCCCGCCGCTGGTGAAAAAAGTAGAGGACTCGGTGCGCGACATGGGCACCAAGCTCGGCGATGCGTCTGATGCGGTGCTTTTGGTGGGCGAGAACTTTGGCGTGCTGGACGAGGACGCCAAGAAGGTGCTAGGCAGCGTGAAGCTGATCGGCGTTTCAATGGGCGATCTCGCGAAGAGTGGGCTGAGCTTCGCTGGCGTCACGGGGCTGATCGGCGGCGTCGCGAGTATTGTCGGCACGATGATGCAAGCCGACGCCGAGCGTCGGCAGCTAACCCGCGAGAACAACACTAACCTGAAGCGGCTGACGCAGGAGATTGGTGGGCTCAAGCTCGACATCACCGGCGAGCAGTACACGTCGGCACTGGCCGCGTTTGCTCCGGTGGCCGACAAGCTCATGCGCGGGGAAAAGCTGACGGTTCCCGAGCACGCCGAAACGTTGGGCCGCCTGTCCGCAGCCGGATTGACCATGCCGATGCTGGTCAAGATCGCAAAGGAACTTGGCGTTGCGACCTCTGGGTCGGGCGCGAGCGAAACCGTCGTGGATATTGGCGCGCTGTTTCGCGCGATGAACGTGACCAATATCGGCAAAGTCGGCACCAACTTCGCCGACCAGCTCGCGTTCTTCCGAGAGTCTCAAGACCTGAACAACGAGAGCGGCCCCGGCAAGTTTCAGCGACTCGTCGAGTTTCTAATTACGAAGGGCGGCGTGGGCGCGCTCGCTGGCGTTGACTTTTCTGACCCACGCAAGGCGCGACAAACGCTGCTCGGGTTGTTCTCGTCGCTGAACGAAGGCGGCGTGGCCGCGTCGATGCTCGGCAAGATTTCCGGCGGCACGCTCAAAGACATCATCGCCGAGATCATTCGCGGGCTTGGCGACAACGTGCCCGTGGCGGGCGGAGACGCGCCTTCCGGCGGCACGCCGGTCGGCGGCGGCACGTCCTCGATCACGAGCGGCGGCGTCACCGTCCCCACCAAGACGCTGTCCGACGTGCTCGACGGCGTGGTGGCGCAGACCACGGCGCTGGCCGCGTATCACGTCCAGCACCTTGACCTCGCGACGGCGCACTTGAACGAGGCGAAGACGCAGACCGTGATCCTGTCCGACATCGCCGACAGTGTGCGTCCCCTGCGCGACGGGGGCATCACCAGCATCGCCGACCGAGGGCTGGAAGCCGAGCGCCTGTCGCTGGCCGCAGAACGTGGCATCGGGGCGAGCTTCTGATGGCGATTATTCAAGTGTGGTCCGCGCCCTCGTGCCAGTCGGGCGCCGTGTGTTTCGGCGCCCTGCCCAACTGGATCGCCGCGACCGGCTCGGAGTCACAAGGCACGGCCCCGGCGTTCCGCTGCACGGTCAGCCGAGAGGCGGCCGATGCCGCGAGTCTGGCCGACGGGCGCTGTCTGCGCGTGCTGTCGCAGGCGCGGGGCGAGCAGTGGTGGTTCGTGACGCAGGTGACCGACGCGGACGGCGACGCGGGCGTCGTGCAGGTCACGGCGGGCAGCTTGAAGCAGCTGCTCGCGGTGCGCGGCTTCGTGCGCACGGGGTCGATCTTCCGGTTCACCGCCGCGGCGCTGACGCCAGCGTCGGTGCTGTCGACCTATGTGCTGACCAATCTGGCCGACGACGGGCTATCGTGGCTCACGCTCGGGACCGACGAGTTCGGCATCCCGATCACGATCGGGGCGCTCGACCGCGTGACCCGCGGCGGCATCCTTGACGCGATTGAGTCGGCCACGGGATACAGCATCGTGCTGCGGCCGGTGTATACGGGGTTGGTCCTGACGAGCTTCGCGATCGACGTGATCCGAAGCCCTGGCGATACGCTCGAGACGGCGATGCTGTCGTCTGGCGCGCAGGTCGCGGGACTCCAGCGGACCCGTGACGCCGTCCGCGCGGCCACGGTCGCGGTGCCGTTCGACACGACGGGCCGCGCGATGGACGCGACGCGGTGGGTCGTCAATAGCATCATCGGCACCGCGCCCGCGTGGCTGGTGCTGCGCGATGCGAACGTGCTGGCGCCGTACCCGATCCAAGAGAACGGGCAGGCCGTTGGCGCCTATGTGGTGCAGTCGGACGGTACGGCCACGATCATCGCCGACAGTCGCGCCAGCGATAGCGCGGTGCAAGTCGCGTCCGTGGGCACGATCACGGCGGGCAGCGAAGTGACCATCGCGCGCGACACGAACGGGCGCGGGCTGGTCGAGGTGACCTCGCCGTCGGGCGTGACGGGATCGCGGGGGCGGCTGGTGGCCTCGGTCGCCACCGCGGTGACGGACGCGCGATCCAACCTCGCGCGCAACGGGTCGTTCGCGGAGTGGACGAACGACACGACGCCGTTCGGGTGGACGGCGTCCAGCGTGCGCGTTGGGCAGTATCCGCAGAACACGGTCGCCAGCGAAACGACCCTTGTCACCGACGGGGCGCTGACCGCCGGGGCGGGCACCATCACCTTTCGCGGGGGCACGGCTGGCCAACGGCTCTACCGGGGCGAGTTCTTCGACATCGCCGCCATCGGCCTCAACTCGTACATCGCGAACGATGTCGTCCTGATCGACAACGCGGGGAAGGGGTCGTTCACGTTTATGAATCCGTTTGGCGTCGCGCAGACGTTGGGATCGAACGTGGCCGACGGCGCGGCGATTGGGCACCTGACGTCGAGCACGCAGCGGCCGGCCTCGCTGCCGGGCGACACCAGCACGCCCCTGCTCCGATTGCTCGAAAACAACGCGGCGGGCACGTGGTATCTGGAGTCGGCGCCGGTCGCGTACGTGTACAGTGCGGACGCCGCCACCGTGAACGTGTCGGCCGGGGTCACGATGCGGACGCCAGGGGGCGCCGTGCCCGTCTGGACTGCCAACACGCAGACGCCGCGCGTTCGCATCCGCAACCTCACCGCGGGCACGGATCTCGCCACGGCCGTGTGTAGTGTCCCCGTCGCCATCGCGTCCACGGTCCACCAGACGATTACGGCGTCGGCGGCGATCGGCGCCGATGCGTCGTTGGCGGTGCGGATCTTTCCCGGCGAAGTGTTCATCGCGAACGACAATTTCTTTACGCGCGGATTCCAAGCGATCCGGTGGGTGTCGCTGTGGGTCGGCAGCGCCACGCCGGCAATGGGGCCGCTCGACGGGTACGGGTCGAACCAACTCTGGCACCGCGCGCAGCAAGTGCTGGCGGGCGTCGCGCAGGGCACGCGCTACACCGTCACCGGCGTCGATCTCGACCATTTGCTGGACGCGGCCGCGCCGCTCGCGCTCGGGCAGCGGGTGCGGCTCCGCTCCGATCGCCTCGGCGTGGACGCGACCGTGCGCATCGTCAAGCTCGACTACCGCTTCGACCAGACCGAGTCGCTCACCCTCGAACTGGGCGCGATCACGCCACGCCTCACCGGGGTCACGTTCGACCTATGATCTTTCTCAACGATCGGTCCCTCGATACGCTCGTCCAGACGTATCTGGCGCTCGACGGGTATCTCTCGCCGTCGGTCGCGGTGCGGACGCAGCTCCCGAGCGCGAACGCCCCGGCGACGTGGGGGTCGAGCGTCACCGTCGCCCCGCGCACCATCACCGTGGGCGCGCACCTCACCGCCGCGTCGCTGATCTCGCGCACGGGGGTGATCGACACCGTGTTCCGTGCCTGTCGCGGGCTGCGCCTGTTTCGCACCGCCGACGCGCCGGATCGGGAGTCGTGGGTCGAGCTGACCCGCTGCGACGTGGTGTTCTACGACCAAGCCTTCACGCATACCGAGTGTATGCTGATGCTGACGTTCACCGCGGCCGACCCCACGCGCTACGAGCGGGAAGCGGTGCCGCTGGCGCTCTCGACGGCGCGCACGGCGGTGCCGGTGGGGAACGTCCCGTCGGCGCCCGTGCTGTGGCTCTACGGCGCCAGCCCGTCGGTGGTCGACCCCGTCGTGATCGTGCGCAACGCGCAGGGCGACGAGACGCACCGACTGACGCTGACGGGCACGCTCGCGACGAACGACGCCCTGGTGATCGACAGCGCACGGCAGTCGATCACACGCTACGTGGCGGGCGTCGTCCAGACGGGAACCGCCGCCGGTAATGCGTGGCTGTCGTCTGGCAGCTTTCCGCTGCTCGCGCCCGAAGATGCGATCGACACGGCGGGCGTAACTGTAGCACTGAGTGCTACAACCGGCACCCCGACCGGACTCCTCCTCAACACCCGAGGCTACTGATGCCGCGCTCTGCTCCGGTCCCGGCACGGTCGGTTCGTCGCCCCAACGCCCCCATCCTGACCGCCGTCAGCCGATTCCGCTGGCAGGGGCGCTTCGGGGAACTGGACGCGCTGACGGGGCAAGCCGGCACCCTCGTGCGCGCGGCGACCGGCACCGCGCTCGACGCCAACG